GGTATCATAGATTCTTTAGGTTTGTTTTCGTTTATTTGTATTATTAATTTATCTAAATTAGCATTAGTAGCTTCTAAATCGTCTAAAGATATTACTTCCGTACGTTGTTTAGGCGCGTCTTTTGCAGTTCCTTGTCGAGTTATTCTATAAAGAGTGTCACCTTCTATATCAAATGCAATTGCACCACCTGGATTTTGATCTCTTAAATACTGAGCGTATGAATCTAAAGGAGAGTCAGATTGTAGTATATCTAAGGCTGTGTTTGCTTCACTTCTAAATATTCTAGTATAATCACCTTTTTTAGCATCATCAGCATCTTGCTGTTGCATAAATCCAGTTGTTTGATTTTCTTTAGCATATTGGTCCATTATTAAATTAACTTTAGCGTCTAAAGCTTTTTCAATTTGATCAGGAGTTCCTTTAAAAGGCTCGTTGGCATTTATTTCATCTGAAAACTGAGATAAATACTGGTATTCGTCTCCAGATATACTAGTCAGTAAATTAGGGTCATTATATAAATCTTCTCTTATTTTCTTTCTAGCTAAATCATAGTTTTTTCTAGTAGTAGTAGTTACAGTACCATCAGCTGCTTCAGTTTGTATTTTAATAAGTTTAGGCTCATAATTACTAGCATATTTATCATATATAGCTTTATACTCAGCGCTTGGGTCATTTACGTAATTTATCATACCTGCAGCACCGTTTTTTCTAGCTTGAAAATAATTACTTATGTTTTTATTATAACCATTGTAACCTACTGTAAAGCTTCCGTTTTCGTAACTAACTTTACTTCCGTTACCATTATTTAAAAACAAATTATCCATAAAATCTCTAGCCTTAGGATCTGTGCTGTTAGATATTTTAGTTAAGGCTTGTCCACTGCTAGATACATCTTTATATTCCTTACCTTCTTCGTCAAACAAAGCTAGACCAGACTGCAGTTCTTTTACTCCGTTAAGTAAATTTGATTGAGCTTTTAAATACTCAGATGGATCTCTACCAATAGAATTATAACCTAACCTATATATTCTATCTATTTCAGCATTAACGACGTCAGTTAAATCATCTTTAAAGTTTTTCTCATTGTCAGTACTTAAACTAGACGATATTCTTTTTAGCTCTGCATCTTGCAATGCTAATTCGCTTTTACTTATTGCTATATTAGCCATTTGAGTATCAAACGCTGTAACAGCTCCTTGAATACTTTTTGATAAGTAATCAGCACTTCTATCTATTAAGTAAGGATTAAATCTTCTTGCCATAATTTATTATTTATATTCCAAATTCTAGTCTAGTACTATCAATTAAAGCCTGTATAGCGTCTGTTGATTGACCAGCCTGCTTTAATCTTTCTCTTTCTTTAACCATATTGTTCAATCCTGATGTTTCCCATTTTCCTTTATTGCTTTGAGGATTTGCAAAAAATTCTTGAGTCATAGAATATGATGTGGGATCATATATATTTTCGTTAAATATATCCACACCAGACGTAGGGTCATACGATTCAAGTTCTTTATCTAAAAGTCTACCTTGCATAGATAACTTTTGACCTTCAGTAAATCCACCGTTTTGCAAATCAAAAGCTTCATTACCTTGTTCAGTTTCTGGTAATTTTGCAGGAACTATTCCACCAGCTAATGTTTCTAAACTTGTACCTAAAGAACTCATTGCCGATTGTGTAGAGTATATTTGTTGAGCTTTTAATAAGTCAGCTTGATCTTGCAACCTAGTTAAGTCTGCTTCTGTTCTTCTCTCTTGTAGCATCATAGTCTGCATTTGACCTTGAGCTTTTGCTAAATCAACTCTTTGTTGTCCTTGAGCTTGTAGTCTTTGATTTTGGCTTTCTTGTCTTTGTATATCAGCTGCAACACCTTGTTTAGATTTTAAAGCAGCTTGAGCTAAAGCAGTTGCTCCACCTGCTCCAGTTTCTCTTAAATTATCTAAAGTGTTTGCTAAAGCAATATCCGTTTGCTCTGCTTGCATTTCTGCAGCTTTAGTAGCTACTTGTAAGTTGGCAAATGGGTTAGAAATATTAGCATAAGGATTATTTAATTGCTGTCTATTTTCCATTAAATTATCTATTTCTATAACTTTATTACCGTAATCTCTTTTTGCTTTAATAGCTTGAAAACCAGCTAGCATTGCAGGAGCAGCTTGAGCGGCCGCTTTCCATTCTGTTCCTTCAACAACTGTTAAGTCTCCACCGCTAGATGATGATACAAAATTTTCTAAAAAACCCATAATTATAATTTTATCTTGATGATACTACAAATTCTGTTGAGACAGCAAACAACTCTTTTAACCCACCTAGATCTGTAGTTGCGTCTGTCGATACTTTTACCGTTGCTAAATAACCTTTAATACCTGTCGTAGCATCACCAAAGAAAACTTCTCCTGGTCTAGCTGCACTGTTATTAATTAAATTAGCAAAATATTTATTTTCTTTTCTGTTAAAACCTGCTCTATAAGGTATACCACTTTCAGTATATAAACCTTCGTCAAAGCTTCTTACAAGTTTAGCAGAGTCGTTATATTGTTGTTGAGCGCTTGACTGTAAATCAAATCCTTCTGCATCTGATAAAAATGACTCAACTTGCCAACCGTTACTACCTTCATAGTTAACAGTTTTAAAATTCTTTATTATACTTGGATTAGCGTTAAATATAAACTCTATGCTTGAGTTAGATGTAACACCATAAAAAGTACTCCTAATGTGATTAGGACTTTGATCATAATGCTCGTAAATATCAGCATCGTAAAAACTATAATACTTGCTTTTTAAACTACCAACAAATTTAGGTTCATAAGAATAAAAACTAGTCCAACCATTTAAGTCGTCTTCAAAACTTAAAGTACTATATGTATCAGGCGTAACAGTATCTTCGCTTTTATCTTGTATAGATACTACATAGTTTTTATTATGAATATCCCAGCCACCTAATAATCTATCTTTTATAAATTTAGTAAAAGTAGCATTTTGACCAACGGCTGGTGTTCCTGGATCATTACTTAAATACAATATATTAGCATTAACTATACCAATTATAGTTGCAGATATAGGACTTCCACTTGTTTGAGGTATAGAAACTAACATGCCTTTTTCTAAGTTAACCAAATCACTTGATGGGTTAACTGTTAGCTTAGGTGGTGTAGCAGCTGAGCCAGCAATAACACCTGTAAAAGTAAACTCTTTAAAGTTACTATTTATTTTAGCAAACTCTTCTCTAAAAAAAGTAGACATGCCATATTGAGATATTTCAGTTAAACCATCTCTTGACAACCTCATTACAGCGTTCCTATATTTATCTGTAAAATACCTTCTATAACCGTGGTAAGCAAAACTTTCAGGATTATTACTTATACCATATTCACCAACATAAGGTGTTATTTGACCTATTACTAATCTTGTCGATGTTACAGATCCTGATCCTTCAGCTGAATAAATAGCGTCTTTATCTATTAAAGCATTGCTAACTTTGTTTTCTTGAAATATAGCTAAGTTACTATCTAACGCATGAAGCTTTTGTATAGAACCATAGTTAGGATCTACAGCTTTTGTTATCTCTTCTCCAACTGAAAATACGTTTGTTTCGTTTAAATCAGTTCTTGAGTTATAAACACCTGAGTATATTAAAGCATTTACCCTGACAGACTGTTCATTAGAGTTTTCAACTAAATAAGCTCTTGGCCCGTAGCTAGTTGCAGTATTGTTATAACCACCTCTTATCCTAGCTTCTTCTATTATCCAGTTCCTGTCACTAGTTGCTCCAGTATTAGCTGCAAAATTAGGGTAATCAGCAGGGTTGTTAGGCAGTCCAGGAAATACAGGTTTATAAGCTGCATTACCTGAAGTAACATCATTAACAGTCTTCTTTAAAACAAAAGAGTTAAAATACTTTATTTCAATTGCGCTCATATTATATTATCACTTGTTTTATTAATATGTTACTGATCAGTAAATTCTACAGTTCTTGATATAAGATTTAGCCCAGCTGGTACGCTAGTTTCATTGCTATCATAAACTTTAATTTGTAAATTAATAGAGTAAGTACTATTAGGGTTGCTAGCAAAGTGAGTATTTGCAGTGTTAGCATCTACCTTGACGACAAATTGGTTGTCTGGTAATGTCGTTCCATTAGCTCTAATATTATCTACATAAAACCAATCGCTTAAGTATGGATCTCCTACGTTATCTGCAACTTTACAAACTAGTTGCTCTGTATCTCTACTAGTATCTGCACTACCATTTTTAGCTGTAAATCTAAGAACTTCAAAATCTTGAATATTAGTTATGTTTATTGGGCTCGAGTATAAAGGATTTGGAACTGAGGATAATTGACCACCAGTATTTAAGTATATTTGAGATAAAACAGGTGGATCGTTAACTAACCTACAGTTGTTTAATGTTAAGTTATTTGTAAAACCATTAGCAGTTACAGATATAGTGAAAGTATAACTCTCTAGTGTAATAGCATTTTCACCATACATGAATAATCCGTTTGTTTTTATCCTAAACTCTTGTTGATTACTTGGATTTTGTTCAATAGAAAATTCAGTAGTTCTATTATTAGTAGGAGTAGAACCATCGACAACACCTACTATAGACATAGTATTATTGTTATCATTACAGTCGTTTCCACTAGAGTCAAAAGCTTCAAACCATAGTGTAGCAGGAGAACCAATAGCATCATTTTCAGACTGTATATATTGTAAAGACCCAGTAACGCTATCATTACCAGCTGAATCTCTTAAACTAAAAGGTGCGATTGTTGATACATTAGCGTTTATTTCTGATATTAATCCAGATGTAGAACTTTCATAATAAATATCTAAAACAGATTTAGTAGGTTCAGTTTCAAAAACACCTAAATCTTGCCACGCTCTCTCTATTTTATCTTTAGCAGCCGTTATATTAGCTGGGGTAGCCGTGTTTATAGGAATTGTAGTATAAGCTGGTGTAGCGCCAATTTTAAAATCTGTCTCTATTTTTGCTATAAATGGGTTTGCTGAAGCATTAAAAAATATATCATAAAAGTTATACTCGTAGTCTGGAGGATTACCTTGGTAGTCAGTTGTTGTAAAATAAGGATAAAAAGGTTGAGGAATGTCATGTTTTTTATCTGGATCACTAGAAGGAAAAAGAATACCTTTAGTAGTTGTCCAAGAGCCTAACTCTTTAAAAGGTTCTATAGAAACTACTTTTTCACCTCTTTTACTTACAATTGATTGAGTGTTGTAAGAACCGTTAGTACTTGAATATAGTGGATTAACCCTGTTGTACAATAAAACTCTACTATCAAATGTGGTATCATTTCCATTTACTTCTTGAAGTTCTCTAGGGATTTTATTTATATTATCACCAAATAAATTTAATAGTGTTATTCTGTTTTTGCTATGGAAAGTTGGTAGATAATCTTCTATATTTGCAACTACACCACTTGGGGGTGTTGTTGTGTCGTCATAAACTTTAAGATCTTCAGCGTTAGAAACAACAGTGTCCCATATTAATTCTCCAGCTAAAGCACCTGGAGTATAAACATTATAATATTCTTGTTCTTGTTGTTTAATAACTATTCTATAGCTATAATAGCCCAAAGGATTAGTTGTAGAATATAAACCTGGATAACCTTGTTTACCTGATTCAGGTATAGGATTTTTTAATGTAAATTCTAAAAAGTCGCCCCAATAATTAATAGAGTCAGTTCCAAAATTATTGTAAGGTGCGTATATAGTAGAATTATAAAACCCAGTAGTAATTGTATCTGGATCAGATAATATTACATTAGAAGCTCTACCATATCTATCGTATAGTACAACACCAACTTGATAACTCCTATTTTGTTTAACAGTGTGATTAGGAAACTCTTTAGTAAAGTTGTTATTTATTTTTTTATTATACTTTAAAGCATATTCTAAATAATCAGGTGTAGCATGCTTGTCTATAAAATTACCATATATTAACCTGTTACCTGATACTTCTTGCGTTAAAGCTCTTATAGGTATTTTATCTGAAACCCTAATTAAATCAGCTTCTGGTAATACTTTTATAGGCTTTGATGATAAATAATCATAAACATAGTTAACAGTAGCGTTGGATGATAACCTAGATGTTGGAATATCTTCTACAACTCTTACCGCTAGTTCATCTGAGTTTTTAGCTAATATTTGTATTTCTTGTATTTTAAACCTTGTATCAATTAAATTAGCAGCTTCAGGTAATTTAATATTTAACTTAACTTTTGTAACGGAGTTTTCCATAAACTTAACATTACCAGTTTGCAATGCTATGCTTTCATCATCACTTGTAAAATGCCCAAATTGATCAGGAATAAAAGCTGCTTGAGTAAACGGCGCCATTAAAGAATATTCACCATCATCATACTTAAACCTATAACTAAATCTAGCAAATTTATCTTTTAATAAATTTTCATCTCCTTTGTAATCAGCGTCATATATAAGATTTTTTCTTTGTATCTCAAAAATAGCATCTTGAACTATATTCTGCCCAACAGCACCTGATATACTTACGTTACTGGATGCTACACTTGTTATAGTAAATTTTAACTCAGATTCTATAGGAGTGGATAAATCTTCTTGAACAGGAAAAACTATTTGATCTCCTATTTTTAAATCTGGATTACTGCCTGTAGTAGTATAAGGAGAACCATTAAAATTAAAAAAAGCTGGATTTTGAGTGCCGGTGGTAGTTTGAGATAAAGTATTTATTATATGACTAGGCAAAAATTCTGTAGAAACATTTAATAAACCGGATTCACTTGAAGTATCTAAAAAGCTAGGCGCTTCAAAAGGAGCAAACTTAGCAACTGATATATGATCTTCATTGTAATAGTAAGGATTACCAGTGCCTGATAATTCATAGCTATCATTATTAGCAAAATCAATATTTATTTTCCTTGGCTGGTTCCTATTATCCGTCCAAAATAACATGTTTTCTATCATGTTGACATTTATTATTGGATGTGTTTTAGAAAAGTTAAGGAAATTACCACCAAGAAGAACTCTATATACATTGTTAGAAACGTTATATTGAACTATATAACAAGCAGCACCTTTAGCATTGAAAGTTATCTGCAAAGGTGGCTGAGGATTACCTGAAGGTTGAAAACTAGTAAGCGTATCTGATGGAGCATAGTTGCTTAACCTATCATTTGAAGAATCTGAGTAATCTGTTAAAAATAAAAATATCCTATCATTAGTCACGTCCATATAGTAACCTAATACTTCTAAGCCGTTTAAAACAACATCACCATCTATAGCGTAATACTTAGCATTGTTCTTAGCGTCTTCTAAGTAACCTAAATCAGTTTTTAAACTAGTTAGCTTTCTATTACCTAATACATTTTCCAAAGCACCTACGTCTGCACCTTCAGATCTACTAATACTAACATTTTTAGCATCTCTATATTCACCATTAGGTATAAGTCTAGAATCTAAGGTTTTATTCATCTTAGATCTTAGAAATGTATTTTTAATTTCTGGCATACTTAATGTTTAATCCATTTAGACTTGTTTCTAAACACTTGAGCGATCTCTTCTATCTTTATATTACTTAAACGTATTTTAGCGTTTCTAAGAGCGCTAGAACGATCCCTTTTAAACCTATTTACTATATATTCTTGTACATTTGCTCTACCTGATAATATAGAATAAGCTATATGCATGTACATTGCTTGTTCTGCCATTTTAGGTAGTTTCATGTCTAAGTCTACAGCTAAACCATCAGATATATATTCTAGTATAATCAATTTACCTGCTAAATCACTTGAAAAAGAAAAAGTACCTGTTCTTTCGTTTATAGTAAACATACCATTTACTTGAGCTTCTTCAGGCTGTAGTCCGTATCTTTGACCTAATAAAAAATCTCTTTTAGGTATTCTATAGTCATCAGGTTGCAGATCAGTTGTTAAAGATCTGTTTTTCCAAGCTTCTTCAGTTAAAGATTGATTGGCTAAAGTATTTTCACCATCACTATCTTGAGAAGGTATACCATCATTATCTTGTATAGGTAGTTCAGTTGGATTAAAAGTTACTCTAGTTGGGTAAATAATATGTTTAGCTCCAGCATTATCTATCCAAGAACATTTAACATAGTTTACATAATCTTGTGGTATAACTATAGATAAGCTTGGTGGTATAGTTAATTCTTGTGATTTAATACTTTTTAATGTATCGTAACTAAATTCTTGTAAACCTCTTTTAGCATGAAACATTATATCAGTTCTTTTAGCAGATGGTATTAATTTTCCAGCGCCAATGTAAGCTACTATAAAGTTATTTATAATATCATTTAAACTTATATATTCGTAGCTACCATAATTATTTTCAATAGCTACTTTATTAAGCTCCACTACTATAGTATCATTAGTAGCTGGTGCAACTGCAAATCTTACAGTATTTTCTGCTTGTAAAGTATAGTTAGTTACTAAACCACCATTAACTTTAACTATAAAATTAGTAGAAGTTAAATCAGTATTAAACGTGCATTTAAAGTCTACCGTATTATTATCACCAATGAAAGCTTGTTGACCAGAGTAATATTGAGCGTTAGTTTCTGTTAATAGTCCCATTTATTATGATTTTTCGTTTACTTCTTCTTGTTGTACTCTCGACGCTGCAACTTGTACTATTTGCGGATCTCTTATTACTACTCCTTGGTATAATAATACTTTTAAAACAACTTCAGTTCTTTCAGAGTTGTGCAGTTCAAAATCAACAGCGTTGGTAGCATCAAAAACTAATTGACCTAAAGAACCAGTTGTAAAAGCCCATTTAATGTCAGTTGGTTTTTTAACATATTGCATTTTAATATGAACCCTATTAACTATTGTTTGTGGATAAACTAAAGCTTTGTTATCTTCGTATAAATATATTGGATAGTTAGTAGTAGGTGCAGTTAAAGGAGCTTTTCTAATATTATATATTTCAGCTCTACCTACTCTTTGTATTTCTTTGTATGCACTAGCATTTGGTTCATAAGTAATTGAACCTAGTCTATATAGTTCAGAAGGAACTGTAAAGGGATTTGTACCACCAATAGCTTTTTCAGCTACATTTTGGTCGTTTTCAGTTTTAAATTCTGCGATTTTTTCATCTGTAATAGCAACTCTATCTGAATATTCTACATCAGACTGAGGTATACGTAGCTGTTGATTCAAGTCTTCAAAGTAAGCCTCAAATATTTCTCTTTGTACTTGACTACCTATTTTATTGAATTCATCGGGCGTCATATAACCCCTTTGTTCTTTATTTAAAATAAGTAATACAGTTTTATATACAGTATCTACGCTTATTGCCATTTTTAATATTTTAAAAAGAGGCTACATTAGTAGCCCCTTATAATTATAGTCACTTGTTATTTGAACTTTTTCTCGATAGATTTATAAACTTCAACACCTTCATCAGTTTTAAACCACGCAGCTAATGCTGAATATGGGTTTTCGTCAAAAGGAACGTTCATAAGTTTTCTACCATTACTTGCCCAAGTAAATGTTCTTTGATCTTGAGATAAACCTAGTATATTAGCTTCAGTAGCTCTAATACCAAAGTTTCTAAGAGTAACATTTTCATCATTTGCTAATTCTATGAATAAACTAGGATTTGATCTAGCAAACAACATTAAATCTCTTTTAAGTTCTTTAGAACTCATCTTAGATACACTAGAGCCAGATTCAACTCTTAATATTGCTTCAGCTTGGTCAACGTCCATAGTTGCAGCAGCATTTAAAGCTTCTATTTCTAATTCTAAGTAATCTAAATCATCAGTCGCTTCTTGTACATCATCTTTCTCAGAATATAAAGCATTTCTGTTTGGATGATATAATGAAAGAAGCTTTTGTAAAGCTATATCAGATTTAGGCACCATTAATACACCATCAACAAAGACAACATGACCTAATGTTACAGATCCTATTTGTTCATCAACAAATGGACTTTTCATATTAGTTGCATATCTTAGTTCTCTATTATAACCTTTTGCCTCGTCAAAATACATTAAAGGTTTTCTTGAAGAGTGTTTTGAATTAATTCTAAATGTCAAAGGAGATTTACCATTTAATAAATGATAATACCTATCTTTAATTTCCCAAGTATCTTTTTTAATTTCTTTTGCTGCAGTTTTAGCTGTAGCCTTTTTTTCTTTTGTTTCCATAATATAATATAATATAATAATTAAAATAAAGGTGGCCTTTCGACCACCTTGTAATTGTTTTTACTTAAACAGTAGACTTAAATAACACAAAGTTATTTGCACCTTGAACACATAAACATCTCTCAGATAAGAAATGTACTTGCATTGCGTCTAATCCAGAAGTGTAAGCTCCACCAACGGAACCAACAACCCATGACTTCATTTTTCGATCATCAGCCTCAGAAGCTCTGTATCTTACATGTAAGAAAGGACGTCTGATATTTTGACCTAACATTTGATCATAAACAGTGGATGTTCCAGCAGGAATCATAACACCATCAACGTCAGCTGTTAAACCTCTTGTAGAAGCATCATTTAGATATTTCCAATCAGTTTTATAAAAGTCGTAAGAACCTCTTCTAAAACCATCGAATCCAAAGTTTAATGCCATATCAGCCTCATTGTTAAATAAGCCATAAGAAGCACCTCTAGCGCCTGCATTTCCAGCAAAACCACCATTCATTGTTGCTATCATATCATCAAAATCAAGAGCAGTAGCTCTAGACAAGAATAACATGTTTTCTTCAATAGCACCTTGCTTATCTAATTGCTTAAGAATAGCATCAAAATCACCTAAAGCTCCAGATCCTGGGTTAGCAGCACCAGCAAAGTCATTGTAGATATTTCCTCTATCTTCAATAGCAGCAAACAAGCCTTCAGAACCATCTACTGTAACACCAGAAGTTGAAGTACCTTTTTTCTCAGCTTCAACCATACTCATTTCTAAGTAATCTTCAAAACGTAATCTTGTTTCAGATTCAGCTTTTAGATACCATAAGTATCCAGAAGTACCATCTTCAGTAGCAACTTCAACCCAACCAATTTGAGCAGCATCAGATCCTGAAACTTCATAAAAGTCTTTAAGGATAATAGGCTTGTTGTCAAATTGTTTAAAATCAGGCTGTATTGCTTGAGTAGAATGAGCGCTAGTATTTAAGGTTTCCATACCTGCGGTACCTTTAGCGAACTCAGAACCGTAAACAAATATTTTACAAACTCCTGAAGTTGTAGGAAGTGAAGAACCATCATTAACAGCGTAAGTTCTATAGTGTACATTAGCAACTCTTGAAGCTCCAGAACCTGTAGCAGCGCCAACATTGTGTACTCTAGCTTTTACAGTTTTTAACCCGTTTGAGATAACTACTGTAGAACCTATTCTAATAACACACTCTTTACCATCTTCAACTGGAACAGTTAATATAGTACCAGCGCCGTTGTTAGTACAACCGTCATAAGAAATATGTAATCTATTTTGTTCAGACCAAATAACTTGATCCGATGTCATTGGCATCTCAGCGCCAACCATTCTTAAAAAACCTGATAACGTTCTGTTACCAAATCTTTCTACTTCTGCTTCATACAATTCTGGTAAGTATTGTTGAGCAAAAGTTCCTCCACCTGTGGAGCTATCAAAAGATAAGTAATTACTCGATAGAGTAACTCTCTTTTGATGTGGGAGTAATCCCGGGGCATTACTTGCATCTAGTGCCATAATTATTAGTTTTAAGTTTTATTTTTGTTTTGTTTTTATTTTTAACTTAGAACTATCTACACCGCTAATTGCTTTTACTCTTAATCCATTTATATAAACATCACCTGTAGATGTTACTCTAGGTTCGTTACTTACGTTTTTGGATTTAGCCATCATATCTTTTACAGCATCGGCTTTGCCTTGCTCATAAAAATGATTAGCTATTGTATCAGCGTTTTCAGCAGCGTAAATGGCTTTGTGGTAACCAGCATAATCTTTTACTTCACCTTTTTCATTTAGGAACTTCCCAACAAAATTAGTTAGATCAGATTGGGTATTAGCAACACCGTCAGTATCCGAAACTCCATATCTAAATTTCTTTTCACCAATATTGAAGTCAAAACCTTTGAATTCTTGGTTAAAATAGTTTTTAGTGTTACTCTGGAACCTCTTGTGTTGATCTTGAACCATTTTCTGTTCTTCGTTGTATCTATTGAAAAAGTCAGTAGCTTTTTGTTGGTCTTGAGTTACGCCGGGTCTCAACTTGATTTCGTCGTAGTATTTACTCTTAGTGTCCTCTAAAAATTTACGGGCTTTAGCAATTTCTTCTTTGAAGGCAAGTTTTTTCTTTTTTATATCTCGCTCTTCATCCACATCTTCGTCAAATGAAAAGTTATCTTCTAATAAGAAGTTAACCTCTTCCATATCTAAGTGTGGTTTAGTCTGTTTGTAGTATTCTCTAATTAAAGTATTGTCATCTACGTTGCTATAATCAGCATTTAATCTAACGTAGTCTTCAACTGTACCACCTGTTTCTTCCATAAACTTAACCAACTTTTCTACATTTTCAGGTAAGTTAATTTCTGGTTTAGCAGGCTCTGGAGCAGTTTCCATAACTGGCTCTTTAGTTTCTTCTACCTTAGGTTCTTCAGTAATTTCTTGTATTGGAATTACTTTTTCTTCTTTGCTTTCTTTGGTAGGTTTTTCAGTTGTTTCTTCGATGTTTTCTTTAGAAACTTCTTCGCTAGTTTTGGGTTCGTCGCGAACAAGTACTTCATCTGTTGTTTGCTCTTGAACGGCATCTTCTACTTTTTCTTCTTTTTTAGATAAATCTACTTTTATTGTTTCTTGTTTTTTGGTAAGTTTTTTAGGTCTACCTGGTTTCTTTTTTATTTTAAAAGAACCTTCCTCTTTTACTTCTTCTTTTGACATAATATAATATAATAGTTAATATAAAATTACTTAGGAGCAAATTGCTCTAAGCCAAATCCACCCATAGTGTCATTACCAGCGGATTCAAAGTTCTTCGGTAATAAATCATTTTTTCTTTGATCTATTAACTCAGATTGTTGCGTTGCTTGTATTTTAGTTCGTTCGTCTTTACGATCTTCTTTAAATTCTTCTTGTTGCTTTCTGCTTTGCCCTTGAGCTTGAGTAAGTTGCATATTATAATTAAACTCTAATTCCATTAATTGTTGTTTAATTTGTGCTTCTCTCTCCATCTTTTGTACTTCAAAATCGCTTTTAGCTTTTTCAAGTTGCATTTTTTGCTCAGTTAATATCTGTTGCTTATTAGCTTCTGCCATAGCTGTTTGTTCTGCTAACTGTGCATTGGACTGTGCTTGAGCTTGTATATTAGCTTGTTGCATTTGCTGATCCCTAGCTTGCTTATCTTTCCTACGCTTCTTTAACATTTGATTAGCTAGCTTTAAATTAGCAACTTCTCTAACATCAATAGCATCTTCAAGATCTATCTGCCCAGCTTGTAAAGCTATTTGAATATTATTTTCTAATATTTGTTTTTGCTCTTCATCTGGTTCTAATTCTAAGAATATACCAAAGTCATGCATATTTAAACTAGATAACTCTTCTAATGTACCTACATTATACCTAGATATACTAGACATTAAAGACTGTTTAGTCATTGGAAACATTAAAGCATCAGCCACTCTTAATGATATGTTTTCACAAGTTCTAAGTGTTAGATATAAACTAGCTTGTAATACATGTCTTGTAGCTACGTTTGAATTAGCAGCAGCAAGTTTCTGTAAACCAACTAATGATTGCTTATCTGGTAATGTACCATCTCTAGCTTCATTAAGTCCGGTCACATCTCTAATCATTTTTAAGTAATACTCATAAGTCTGTATTAATGACTGTATTTTACCCATACCATTTGATGTAGCAAGTTCTTGTATTGGAACTTTACCTGGGTTCATACCACCATCTTGAGTCATTGATCTACCAACAATACTACCAGTTTGGAAATACATATTTAACGCTTCAGCTGGATTATAATTAGTACCATTACCTAAATCTACTTCTGCTAAACCATCTATATCCATATAAACACCGTCAGGTACTATCCTAGACATCACCTGTTGCAGTTTCAGATGTGTTAACTGTATCATATCAGCAAAACCAGTAATTCTGCTTACAATTGATTCTATGCGGCCTTTATATAATCTAGGAGCTACGATGTTATAGTTCATATTAACTTTAACAGTATCAGCAAATGGTCTTGTCATATTTTCGGCCATTTGCCATCTTAACATTTTTTCGTGCCCTAGTATTTTAGCTCCTGAATATAATACTTCAATTGATCTATATGCTTTTTTAAAGTTATCACCTTCAGGCGCATCTATAAATGTATCTTGTTTTTCTAATGCTTTTTCAAGGCCTGATGCAGTTTCTTTTATTTTAAATACCTGATTAGTAAATGTTTTATATTCAAAATATAATACTTGTACTGTATCATCATCATAACGACCACTCCAGTTTCTAGTGTAGTTTTGATTACCTGGATACTTTTGTATTTCTTCTAATTCACTAGGCGTTAATTCAGGAAACTGTTTTTTAAGTTCTGCTAAACTAATAGGTTTTACTTCACCCACATAATATAAATCTTCAAAATTAGGATCTTCAGTATATGAATAAACTAAACTAGCTGGATCTACATAATCAACAGTAATACCTTCTGATCTATTAAAACAAGTTTTAGTTGCTGCAATACCTAATATAGTTAAATCTTGATTTAATCTTCTTCTAGTTAAATCATATTTATTACTAGCTAATACATTATTAATAACTTCTTCTTCAGCTACTTCAATAGATTCTTTGTAATCCATTTGCATATGAAGCTGTAAATCTTCTTCACTTTCCATTTCTAAACCTTTACCTTGTGATTTAGAAACGTCTAGCCCTGTCATTTGTTGTATTTGGTTTATAAGATCTTTTTGCATCATATCTCTTTGTAGAGCTTCAGCATAAGCAGTTCTTTTCATTATTGACTCAGGATCTTGAGCATAAGCTTTTATATCATAAGATCTTTGAGACATACCATTAACAACAATATCTACAAACTTAGGTATAACTGGTACGGGCTTCCAGTCTAAGTTTAAATAAGATAAGTCACCATTAATAGATAATTCGTCTTTATACTTTTGAATAGATTGTTCTCCTCTGGCATATAATCTTAGTCTATGGAAATTATTATAGTTCGTATTAAATCTATCGTACCAACCTCTATCATTTCTAAACCACTCAGATTCAATAGCTCTACCTACTTGTAAGCCGTACTCATAAGAAGCTTTTTCTATATCTGGTACAACCTGATCTGGAAAAGAACTATTGTAATTAGTATTTATCATCTATTTTATTTTTGAATTATAACCCGTGTTATCATATCTTTTAATACCTAAAGCTACAGTTTTCATTTGTCTTTTATTAACAGGTGTATACCTATTTTTATTACAAGCCATTATAGCTAAACCTGAGCTTATCGAAGCATCGTGCTTTGTTCTGTTATTAATATTGAACTTAGACCAATCTTCTAATGTCTTTTGATGGTACATATTACCGTAACCATCTTCTTTTAATCCTATATAAGTTTCTATATAAGATTCAATTGCAGCAGCGTGTGCTTGCTTAATATCTTCACTTGTATTAGGTATTCCACCTATTTCTTTTTCAGTAGTTGATAGTTTATTCCATACTTTATCAGGGCGATTCATAGAATAACCTCTGTAACCTCTTCGTTTTAAATAATATAAAAACCTAGGTTTGTTATTTTCAGCAAGTATAGGCATACCATAAAATACCATTGCCATAAGCACATCTTCAAAGAATATCTCAGCTGTTTGCGGCCTTGATATATATTCTAAAAAGAAATGATTAGGTGGTGCATCTTCCATTGAAAACTTTGTAAGCCCGTGTAACGCTCCATTAGAACCTTTACCATCTACAGTGCCTGATATATCATAGCTATCTAAACCAAATGCTCCAACGTGTTCATTTCCAGGATATTTACCATTATTCTTTAATATCACTCGATTTTGAAGATTTTTAGGTGGTACCCAGCTTATCTGAAACCTACCTGATCTATTTGGAGTAAATATAACCCTTGTGTCTTTAATACCGTTTTCCCATTGAAAACTACCTATTGTAACTGCAGCTGCGTTATTTAATTCAGCGTTGTAATCTATTTGTTCATAGATTTTAGTTAAGTTAAATAAACTATCTTTAGTTTCGTCTCTAAAAGCATGGGCTTCAGTTCTTGGAAACTGCCTATAGTATTCATTTAATCCATCAGGATCATCTCTTAGTCCTTCGACTTCGTTTTCCCAGTTTTCAATAACTCCTGTTGTAATTTCATAACCGTCAGCTCCTTTGATTCCACCCTTTTGTCTAATAAAGACAGGTGATCCATAAGTATCCATGAATCCTTCGTAGTTCCATTCCATAGGGATGAAAAGAGAATAGAGGCCAGAAGATGTTTGTCCGTTTCTATTTCTTTTTGTAACGTCTGAATTGTAGTATAATTTTTTGAAGTTGTTTCCACCCTTGTCTAAAGCATTTGATGTTGAGCCCATCATACATTTACCTACGATCCTTGATCCTAAACGTAATGTAGTTTTTGTAACTCTCCAGTTATTTAATATATTATCAGGTCTTTCCCATTTACCACTTTCATCGTGAGCTAATAGCTTTAGCTTTTCACCATCATAAGAGTTATCACCAGTATTTTTCCAATCAATAGTTGTATCAAGCCCGTCTAATTCTCTAAGCTGTTCATTCGACTCAAGCTTTCTTCTAGTAAGTTTAGATGCTGGAACTCTATAAGCCAACTCAGTTTTTGGCCGGTCCATACCATCTTGAATGGGTTTAAAAAAGAACGGGTAGTTAACTGATATGGGTACAACTTTATCCGTGAACATTTTCTTGGCATCTGAACCAGACTTGGACAGTATACCGAATCTAGAGTCGGAAGATATTGTAGCTTGGTTAACAAGTTCTGCGCTTGACATAAAAGAGAATCCAGATCGTCTGTTTTTGAGGTAACACATACCGTAACATCTTGTATCTGCTTTACATGCTTCCCAAAATATAAAGAAGAGTCTGTTTGCTTCTCTATAATCTGGCGCTCCAATGTCGATTTTTGACCATTGCAAATACATATAGTGAGTACCAGTAATGTAAGTAGCCAAACCCTTATTATAGAACCAGAATCCTTTATCTCTTTTTTCAAACTCTTTATCAATGTAGTCATACCACTTTTCTTTAAATTCATTTGGATATTCTTCCCAATCAAACCTACTCTTAATCTTACTTAACTCTTTTGGGTATTCTTGTTTTTCCCAGTATTGTTCAATTTTCTTTTCGCTTCGTTTAAACGGTTCATTTGCTGCTGGTAAAGCAATCCTGAGATTCTGTATTTCAATGATTTGTCCAATTTTTCCAGTTTTACTTATTACTATAAAATCATAATCAGGGTTATAACCATACTCCCATTTTTTAAACCTGTTGTTTTTAGCTAATATCTTAGGATTTACAACGTCCTTAATTTCTTTCCAAAGAGTTTGATTATAACTCACTTACTTCTCCCTTCTGCAAAACCTTTAAAAGTTTTTTCAACTTTTTCTTTAGGTTTATTATTTAGCATATCTTCTTCCTCTTGTATCCTAGTTAAAATTTCAAAAGCATCCATTATAGCTAGCTTTTTAGTTGCGGCAGCATTCTTTAATCTATCAGCGCTTACATCATCGTCTGAGTCTACGATCTTTTCTTTTGCTACCTTAATTAACTCCTCAATTGCTTTTTGCCCAGCTTGGATTATTTTCTTCTTCGTTTCCTTGGTATTCATGCGTTAAAGCTATATCATTTGATTTCATACAATAAAGTCGTTCACCTTCAATAATAAACTCAAACTCAGAGTTAGGGGTAAACGTAATAAGTGTTCCAGGAGTGATTCCTATAGCTTCTAAGGCACTATTAGTATATTTCACTATACCAACATTAGGTTGCTCTTTCCTGTTCTCTAGTAAGTTTTGGTTTTTAAGTGGTTTTACAAAGCAATAATCTAAATGTGGTTTTAAATTATACATATAGATTTGCCCTGGTGAAACAAAATAAAGGTCATCTTTAAAATGAGTTGAACTATTACGTTCATTACCTTTTTGATCATACCATCTTCTAAATACATTATGATGAATATATAATTCATCTCCTACATTTATTTTAGTAGTATAAGCTGCAGGAGTTGAAACTACTACAGCTTTTTTACTAATAAATCTATGGTTTTCAATGCTAGTATTGATAATAAGGTTATT